CCGATTGTTTGTTTATTGTCTTGTAGCATAATTAAATCCTTTCACGCATTTAATGCCTTGGGAGGCGGTTTGTGGAACCTCGCATTTTAAGGCTTGGGAGCCTGACTTTAATTTAACTGCACATGGGTTTTAAGAGACCCAAGACTCTTTATTTACTAATCCTTTTAATAATCTTTTTCAAATTATCAACTTTAGGAACTTCCTTTTTTGGATTTTCCTTGTATTTCTCCTCGTATGATTTTGAGCCTTTACTTATTCCAACTTTTCTAAGTCCAACCGCCATTTTTAATTCTCCATTTAGTTAAACTGCTCCGCCTCTTAGCGGTTCTTTTTGTTCTGTTACCAGCTCATTCGCAGACAACTCGTCATCTTCTTTAGGAGCTCTTAATTCATCAGCTTGTCTAACATAACCTTCAAGATTTGCAATAATTGTTTCGTATGCCTCAAGACGGCCTAGCACCTTGTCGGAACTTTCCGATCGCAATCTTGAGTTTTGTAGTTCCATGCTTTTTAATTGAGAAATCACAGCAAGAAACAATCCCCAGAATTCCCCTCTAAACATTCGACTAACGGCATCGCCAATATGGATAGCGTCATCAGAACTCATCCTATCTAACATCTCTTTGTATTTTTCACTCACGATATCACTGTCCCTTCTCGTCTCTTCGTTGTCGCAGCGGCACCGTAAAGCTCCATACGTTCCTTCAATCTGCGTCTCTGAAGTTTACTCATCACTCCGTATTTACTCATACAGTCGTAATATCCTTGGGCATACGCCTCGTTAAGCAAAGATTTTTCAAGAGTAGGTTTCTCAGATTCGATTCCCTCAAGCTCGGTTATTCTAGCTTTTTGTTCCTCAATCTTAACATCCCACCAGCATGACCTTTTAACTTTATCTGCCATATTTTAAGCCCTCTCTTTATTTAGATTCCTCTTGTGGGTCTGGTGCGAATTTCCTTCCGTGAATTTCGGCCATGCCGAGTTCTTTCTCTAGCTCAACCATCGAGCCGAGCCTCTTGATTTCCACTGCCTCAACAACGGCTTTTTGCTTAGCTTGTTCTTGTGCTTGAATCTGTGCTTGAGCCTGCTGTGCTCTCTCTTCTTTGCTTATAAGAAGTCTTTTAGCCGTCTTTGAATCGTGAAGATCGCCGATCACCATTTGGTATAGTTCGTCTTGTCTTACTCCAGGGTCGCCTCTAAACATCTCGAACACTTGAAAACTCTTCTGCGCTCTTAGTCCAGGATGAGAATTGTCAAGTTTACCAGTTGGAACCATGTTGAATCGTCCTTGGATATCACGACGACTCACCTTCTGTGGTTCTTCCCCTGTCATTATAAACTCCTCTTCTTCCCCGAATTGGAAATATAGAGAATCAATCTGGTAGTACACCCACTTCATCTGCATCTGCCATGTTGTAATATCTAAGGTTTGAGATTGCCCTGAAACTGAACTGATTTCTTCAATCTCTCTTGCCGTTTTTTTACCTCCTTGCCCATTTCCTGTTGGGTTATTTATGGCTGTTAAACCAGCGCTTTGATTGCCGATACGCTCCTGCGCCCATGCTTTTAATTGCTGTTGTGTAACCATGAATGTTCCCTGGCTTGCATTGACACTCTGCTCAACGGAGTACCCCTGCATGTCTCTAACCTCAACGGCCTCACCAGGAATAAACTTTCTGTTACGGATATTAGTTACAGCGTTCTTAGTGTACTTAATAAATGGGGTGTTAACGATCAACTGATTCGCTAAATCATTATTAAATGATGCGCTGATTCCAGTCTGAAAATCGTCGTCAAGAGCCGGTATTCCTCTAGCAGAATAAAATCCAACGTCGATAAGTTCTCGTTCAACCTGCTCGTACGGCCATCTTCCGTGATCGTATGGGTTCTCAATAAATCTTAAGACTTTCTCGGGTGCTGAATTCGGCCAAGTTGCAATGCACCTCTCCATGATTCCATCTCCATCGATGTCATGCCAGACGCATGTTTCGTGGAGATAAACTAATTCTTCCGATAATCCTGATTCCGTAATTCCCTCACGGTGGAGTTTATCCTGGCGGTTTGACCGTGTTTCTTTTCCGGTCCACTCCATAAGTTCATCGTCACTGAACTTCTCATACTTCCCATCTCTCATAGCAATCTTAAGTTCGTTGATCGTGGAGTAGAATCGGTAATCGACAAATCTTGCGTCCTGAATATTTTGAGTATCCGCAGGGACAACAATATCTTCTTTTGGGTCACACGCTATCACTTCTGCTTTATTATGTTCTTTCTCCATGAACGTCATTTTGAATTCTGTTTTTCCTTCTCTGAATTCCGAAACCATTTTATCGAGAGCCTCGTCATTCTCAGCAAAATCCATGTCAACGCTGAATTCTTCCTGAGCTATCTTTTTAATCATAGCATCTGTGGTGATAACGTCGTAAAGAGCATCCTGAACTTCTGGAGGTAAATCAGAAATGTCCAGTGTCTCTGAGTATTTCCGGCTTGCGAATTTCCATATAATCTTGAACACGACGAATCCAGTTTGTAACGCCTTATCAACACCGATACAGTATGGCTCAAAGAAATCCATTTTATGTTTTATTCGATAATCGAGAAGAGCTTCTCGGTTTCTTGCGGCCTGGATGCTTTGAGGATTAAATGGCTCATAAGTAACAATTGGGTAAACCCCGAACGCAGCGTTAATATACGCTGGCTTTGCTTTCTGAATGTCTGAATCAATAAGAGGGAGTATGTAGTTTGGGTAGCCTGCCCAGGGAAAATTTCTTTTACGCCTCAGCTGAAATCTTTTGCGGTAGTAATCTTCTTGGCGTGTATCCCAAACGCCCCTACGTTGCTTTGCTTCCTCTATGTCCTGTGAAAGACTAGTAATCTTATCTTTAATTTCTTGCGTGATTTTTACAGCTTCGTTATCTTTCAAATTCTCAGGATGTTTCATTATTGTTATCCTTTAAATGTTATAGGACGTTGTAGTACAGATATACCATACTATTTAATATTCGTCAAAAGAAGTTTCATATTGAGATGGGTCAACTACAGGTTCTCCGCGTCCGACCTCATCTTTAAATTTAGTTTCATCAGCGTCAGATCTTCGGCTTGAATCGTCCTGCCACGTATCGTAATCGGGTCTATCCGCGCACATATAACGTAGAATATCCGCAAAATCTTTCGCACTTTCTCTAGGTTTCCCTGTTTTCTCGTCGTAGATATAGTGGGTCATTGCGTAGATATGGTTGACGCAGTTCTCCATTATGAATAATCTTGGTTCTTGATCTTTGCTGCCGAGATAATGTTTCACTGCGATATGTCCGGCTTCAACTCCTCCGACAGCGTCATCGTATGACTGATTGAAGAATAGGTTAAAATCTTGGTTCAGTTCTTCTTGGATTGACCTCCCGCTTCCGACGCTTCGACGAACGCCGTAGCGCCTATCAATTATCCTCTTCGCAATAACGTCTTTCCCTTCGTGTGTTCTCATGACTACTGCAAAATCCGCTGTCTTTAAATCGGTACTTAGTATTTTATGAAACATTGAGTTTGGGTATTCGTCATATACCCACAGTCTGTTCATCGGGTCGACGGCGTACCACCCCATTGCGAATGGGCGGCGGTCATGCGGGTCAACAACGCAGAATCTAGGCCAGTGGTCAGGAAGAACTTTGCTGGGGACTACATGCTTCTGTTTCGAGAACTGTTGGTATATTGCGCCGGATAAATGGACGAACCGCCCGTGTTTTCTGGCTTCTAATTGGTCGGGGTCAACGGAAGCGAAAAAATCGTCTAGTGCCTTCTTGTCTATGTATGGGTTGGCGTAACTTCCAAGACTTATAACGTTCCAAAGGCCGGGGTTCTCCTCGTATATTTCGTCAGAAATCCAGGGTTCTTTAAGGGGTGTCATGGTGTTTAGGTATTGGCCATTATGGTCTATTAGTCCTCGTACTGATGCTATAAAATGGTCTTTCGGTGGTGGCTCATCCGCCCACACTATCTGTCCGTCCCACCCCTCCTGAGAATCTGAGCTTTGCTCATGCGTTAGAACTTGAACTTCACTCCCGTTGGCGCAGTCGAAACCTACAACGTAACCTTGTGGGTTCTTGTACCTTTTAGTAATAAAACCGGAGTTTGCCATTTCTTTTAATTTATTGTTTATTACTGCCCCGTGAATCCGGTACTCTTCAATCAAAATCCTGGCTCTTATCGGCGGTTTAAACCTCATGTGGGTAGGCCAGTAATCCGGGTATTGCCCGGAAAGATGACATAAAAACCAGAACATCCCGATCGTCGTTTTCCCCTGCCGATTCGGCCCAAGAACAGCCATGCGGTTCTTCTCGTTCAATAAAACTGCCTTCTGGTTCTCGTCGTATGGCTCGAATAAAAGCATTGGGGATTCTGCGGCGGCCTCTAGGTATAACGCCGTAGCAGCCTCCAATTCACCCGGCGTGGGGGCGTGGGGAGTGCCGTCAAATTTATCCACACTTAATCTATCTATGTTATCTTCTTCCATATTTTGCTACATTTTGATAGGACTGGGATTTAGGGTTGGGCTACAAGGGTGATATGTATATAGT